CGAGCCAACAGAGAAAGAAATATATCAAGCACGATGGGTTTGGTATCATACGATTCTCGCTGTTGAAATCGCATTTACTAACATTCTTTTATTGGGAATAATTTTAGTATTAGCATATAAGTGAGGATATTTTATGGCAGGTAAAGGTAGTAAGCCTAGGCCTTTTGGCGTGGATAGAAAAACATATGAAAGCAACTGGGACAAAATCTTTGCTCAGAAACAACAGCATCAACCTCCTCCGAATATTGACGTTGAAAAACAAAAAGAGCAAGCCCAAGATAAGAGAAATGGCTAGTGAATAATGAATATAATTTAGAATTCTTTGATGTCTCCGATATCATTGATTATTCCAATGTATTTGATCCATTTCATACAATTAATTTGAGAAAATTTTGGGATTGGAACTACTTGGACTGTGTTCATTATAATTGGGACACTTTTGCTAGTTCTGAATTCGGAATTAAAACGCATACGTATGATGATTCTTTTGCAAGACTCGAAAGTGCTATAATCAACAAGACTATAGGTTATAGTAAAGTGTTTCAACCGAATGGAGTTGTTGGACCACTCCACTACAAAGTTCATAAGGATAATCAACTTGCTTATGTCAGTTTTGGATATATGAAATATCCAGGCGTCTATGAGCAATTTTTTAATTTTATTATTCCAACTCCATACGATGATGACAATAAGTGGATATTATCAGGACAATACGATAGACAGGGCGGTGAATTTTTAGATAGTATAGGACGTCCAATTCATACCTATCTCGCAACTGTACCAGAAAAAAGCCCTATGATGAGATGGATCAGAATGAGAAAAGCGTTCACTGTAACTTCAGTTATAGATAATCCAAAAGTTCCTGGCTCTAAGTTTGTGATGATGGATTGCAACTGGAGTTGGGATAGTTCAGAAGGATAATCAACATGTTATTTTATTTAATATTTTTTCCAATGGCTCTTGCAAGTTTAGTCTGGAGCTTGTTTAATGGTAGTTTTCATTTATGGATAGCAACAGCGGTATTTACAATCATGTACAGTGGTTATGGTGTTACTATAGGATTTCATAAACTGTTAAGTCACAGACAATTTGAAACAACAGATACAATGAGAAAGATACTGACGTATCTTGGATGTCAAGGAGCGCAAGGTTCCTCTGTAACGTGGACATTGATACATAATAGAAGTCATCACGCACATACAGACACAGAAAGAGATATGCATACACCGACTAAAGGAATATTGTATTCATTATTTGGCTGGATTTTTTATAAAGAGAATCATGAATTCGCACATAAAGAATTATTTAAAATGAGAAAACAATTAGATCCGTTTGCACTGTGGTGTCATAAAAATTACGCTTTGCTGGTTATATTAAACTTATTAGTCATTGGATTGTTAACTGGTTACATGTTTGGCAGTACATATGTTCTTGCAAGTTTGAATGCAAGTATTTTTAGTGTACTAGTTAGTGGCATAGTTAATTGGCTAGGACACTATCCTATTAAAGGATTAACATATGAAGATCATAAGATGAACAATAAAAGCACAAATAATCCTTGGGTTGTATTTTTAACGTGGGGTGAAAGTTTACATAATAATCACCATGCAAATCCTCGCAGACTCAATTTGTCCAATAGATGGTATGAATTTGATATTGGTCTTTGGATGACAAATCTAATAAAGAAGAATTAATGCAAAAAAACATTTATATCATCTGGCTTCAAGGATGGAATCAAAATAAAACACCTGCTGTCGTGTGGGAATGTGCTAGATCATGGATATATCGAAATCCAGACTGGGACGTACATTTAATTTCTGATGAAAATTTGAAAAATTATGTTGAGGAAGAATACATCGAAGAAACAAAAAATGTTGAGCCTATTCAAGCAAGATGTGATCTTTTAAGATATCGAATATTATATAATAATCCTGGTTTGTATGTAGACGCAACTACATTCTGTTTGAAGCCACTTGACTCTTGGCTCAACGATTCGATGATAGTTGACAATTGCTTTTGGCTCACAGTGGGTCAAGAGAATCGCAAAATGAAGTTCAATTTTGGAACTGAAGTATTTTTTGATACAGATTTTATTCCGTGCGTGACATTCCTTTATTCAGACGTTGAAAATAATCCTGTATATGACTCTAGAAATTTTGATAAGAAATACACAGAAAACTGGAAACATGATGCACATTGGGAAGAACATATTAACTTTCATTACTCTTACTTTAGATTCTGGCAGGCATTTGTTGACTGTACAGAATTAGAACTCAGAAAGAAAATTGCTAAGAATTGGCCATATAGATGGACAAAAAATAACGTATCTTGGCTGAGTGCGGGTAAAGACAAAGACGTAAAATTGCCTACTGGTGTGTATCAGATTATGAGTCCGTTTCTTATGTCTGAGAAAATAGATCGAAAATTTTTATATGATCTTGTGATGAAATGGTGGCCGTTCTTCAAACTTTCTGTCAAAAGGACTGATGAGATAAAAGACTGGCAATTTATTCCGAAAGAAAATAACAAGAAAAATCTTCTGTCGTTGGAAAAGCAGTATTCGAATGACAGCAAAATAGTCTTTCTAAAACAAGCACTTGATGAGGAGATAAAGAAGGAAGACGGGTTGACAAGATGATCTAAATCAGTTACAATTGTACTGTACAACACAATGAGACTTTATTATGATCATCTATGCAAACAACAGCTACAAGCCAAGAAAGAAGCGAAAAGTGAAAGGAGAAGTATATGCGAAGTATAAGGGTCCGTCATTTCAACCGCTCGATCAGTCGTCAGGGACGAAATCGTACAATATGGTACGACTTGAAGAATCAAAAGCAATCCCAAGCAATTTGGAATTCAGAGGTTCAGGATCTCAATCTACAGCAAAACAAGAGTCACAGAGATACACAGGAGATTACATCATCGGAATAGCAACGATGCATAAGTCTAATGCTGTGCCTGTTACGAATCCAGAAACGGCAAAAGACATAGCAAAGATGCGAAGATAAATAACGATAGTCTTACAATTTCCAGAGAATAGTATAATGCAAAAGGAAAGAAAAAAATTATCGTTTATACAGAAAGTCTACTTGGACAATTTGGATCGTATACGTGAAGAATTGCAGGTAGGCATTACTGATAGCACACTCACTCGGGCGCTGAATAAAATAGGCGTCCATTCTTCTAATTTTGGCACTAGTGTTACGCTTGTAGTCGATGATGAACTTGTGATGGAAACAGTCAATCCAGTTCTTATTGTGCCAACACGCAATCATCAAAACTCTAACATATCTTGTATTATCAAAGATAAAGAGCATGAGCGATATCGACTCAGTAAGCCAACTATCATATCAGCCGATAAAAAATTTATTATCACAACAAAAACTGCTGGCTTAGAAATATTTGTAATGCAGTTGACAGAAGATTTTCGTAATGATATGATACGTACTTCATTCTTAAACAACAATCCATGGTGATTTATGTCCTATTTGCTAGAGCCTGAAGATACAATCGATTATCTTGAAATGATTAAAGAGTGGCATCATGACCGCAATCTAATTGATGGTGCTACAGACAAAGACCAAGTATGTAAGCTCATACAAGAAGTAGGAGAACTCAGTGATAATGTGTGTAAAGGCCGTGATGTTTCTGACGATATCGGTGATTGTATTGTCGTTCTGGTTAACATTGCCGAAAGAAACGGACTCACAATAGCAGACTGTCTTGCTCAAGCATACAACGACATCAAAGATCGAAAGGGAAAGATGGTCGATGGAATCTTTGTCAAAGAATGATAGTGCTACAGACTATTGACACGAAAGAGGTTCTTGGTGTATACTGTACAGAGCAAGAAGCAATTGATGGTGCATGTGCTTTAAGAAGAAATGGACAATATAACGTTGAGGTTAATCTAAGTTATGAAGAGACACAGGAAGAACCAGCCAGAGCCGCCAGTTAAGAAAGTTCGTAAGCGCCGAAAGCCTATGACCGAAGAGCAACGTGCGGCGGCCATAGAACGTCTTGCGAAAGCGCGAGCGGCTAAAAAGCCAGCACAGAACACTTCTATTCACGAGAGCATTCGTGACTTGCCAGAAGATCATGATCTCCATCCTGATAAAGTGAAGGAATGGATCAAAGATTGGAAACTTCGCCTCAAAGGTATGCGACACTACGCAAACTCTAAAGAAGTAAAGGAAGTAGCAAAGTACTACGAGGTTGATGGCTACATTAAAAACATGCAACGCTATCTCGACTCTGGTGTCTGGCTAGATTTCTGGGCAGGTCCTGATCGAACACAGCGAGTCAATAATATCTGTGTTGTGCCTGCATATGATAAGAATGGTGAAATTAAACGTTCTTACGGTGTCTACTATCCAGATATAAACATGGTATGGGGAATAGACGATGAACCTCGACTATAAAGGCTGGAATCGAATCGGATTTACATGCAGTACATTTGATCTGCTTCACGCTGGACATATCACGATGCTCGAAGAAGCAAAGCGACAGTGTGATTATTTGATTGTAGGTTTGCAGAGTGATCCAACGATTGATAGACCAGACACAAAGAACAAGCCAGTCCAGACTCTCATTGAGAGACAGATTCAGTTAAGCGCAGTGAAGTATGTTGATGAGGTAATAGTTTACAATACAGAGCAAGACCTTGAAGACTTGCTATTGACATTACCTATCGCGGTGCGTATACTAGGTGAAGAATATCGAGATACTGATTTCACTGGCAAGCAGATATGTGAGAAAAGAAACATAGACTTGTACTTCAATAAACGGGACCACAGTTTCAGTAGTACAAGCCTACGTGCAAGAGTTGTTGAGAGTTCTAAGTCTTAACGATCTCTTCGACGGAACAAACTTGTTTTTTAGAGAAGCGAATCTTAGTTCCTTCTTTGATGTATCTGCTTTTTACTTTGAATTGAGTAATGTCTGATACTTTGACAAGGCAGTTTGTTACGACTTCATACTCGTTACCTGTTTTGTCTTTGAGGACAATATGTTCTGGTGTAAATCGAACAACTGGTAGCAAAGTTTTAGTTGGCACTTCGCTGTATGCGAGTGATGGGATGAGCAATAGAGCTAATAAAATAGTTCTCATGAGTTTTATCTCCTCTCGCCGTCACGGCGATTAATCGTTTCACAACGGAATTGTTGCAGTTTTGTTACACTGCATTAGTATGTATACAAAATTCACATTAAAAAATTGTGAAAATTGTATAAATAGATTTGCTGATTCCTTGGGAAAGGGTCGGCACTTCTCTACGCCGAATGGTCGGGTAGAGTATAACAACAATCTTGCTTAATATAAGGAGAACTGTTATGGTTTCTAAAGCATTTTCTTTTCCACGTTCACATTTCATTGGTTTTGATCACGTATGGTCAGAGATTGAGAGACTGTCAGATATGGCAGACAATAAACTCTATCCTCCACACAACGTAGTCAAGCACACTGAAACTCAATTCTCTGTAGAACTGGCGCTTGCTGGTTACTCAAAAGATGCACTGACTGTTGAAGTCAAAGAAGGCATTCTGGTTGTAACAGGTGATGGTCGACCTACTTTGAATGATGAAGTTGAGCGTGAGTATCTACACCGTGGTATTTCTGCAAAGAAATTTACACGTACCTTTAGACTCTCTGAACATGTTGTTGTAGAAGGAGCAGACTTCAAAGATGGATTACTGGTCATTGACCTGAAAGTAGAGATCCCAGAAGAGAAGCGTCCTCGTACTATCCCAATTGGAAATACGGATAAACAACTACTAACAGAGGACTAAGATGAAAAACTGGGCAATTCTGTGCCTATGTCTTTTCTCAACATTTGCCTCAGCAAACGAAATCGAAGAAGTTGTAGTCAAGGCACGGCAAGTTAAAGTTGTGATTGACTGGAAACTGTCAGAGAAGCATAAGCAGAATCCTCTTACAGGAAACTGGCATTATGTTGCTGAAAAAAATGTTAAGAAAAAGACTAAAGCATAAAATCTTGGGGGTGCTTTGCGCCCCCTTTCTGTTGTCTGGTTGTGTATCAAAAAACGATGACTGGGCTTGTGTACCAGTTTTTATTGAAGATATTTACATTCTGAGTTGTGTAATGGTGACAGCATGAAGATTAAAATTGAAATAGAAGCCTCTCCAGACGAAGTTCAAGACTTGTTTATTCCAAGTAGTAAACAGAAAGAATTCGCCGAGACTCTTTATAGAGCATACATTGATGCTATGTCTAAGACTGTATCTGGCGCAGTCAGTAAAGTTTTTAAGAAACGTTCTCGAGGCGAGTCATAAGTCTTTCAGCACGATTGGTGACTTGTTTGTACCACAGAGAATCACGTCCTTCAGCGGCCGCTTTCTTCCAGTCATTACTGACAAGTGCCGTTCTCATTCTAACAAACTTCGCCAGTCTCGTTCTGCCTAGATTGAACATCATGTTGACCAGTATCTCCTGGACTTCGGATGGGAAACGATCAAACCTTGGGCCGAATACAGCGTGACAATCTCGGATAGATTGTCTGATGTCAGACTCGAATGCTTCATCGATTCTTTCTTCGGAAATTTTTGTGCCAACTGATAACCCGAATTCTGGGTCCGATACCGTAACGAGATGACCGATTCCAAAGGTGGGATGGCCGAGGTGGTCAAGATAGATTTCATTGACTTTTCCTTCATCAAAAATTAGAGCAGGCTTTACTCTATTGACTAGATCACTTTCTTCTTTCATGGTTGACTTTCTTCTCCATAACTTATATAATGTTGAGATAACTGACAGAGGTTTGAATGACATCATTTTACACTAACGTATTTAATCTTGGTAATCATATTTATGTTCGCGGTTTCGATGAGAATGGCGAGCGAGTACAAAAACAGTACACTTATGAGCCATATCTTTTCGTATCTGCTAAACAAGACACTGGCTATAGAGACATCCATGGACAGCCTGTTCGCCGTGTAGACTTCGACAACATACGAGAAGCCCGCGACTTCATCAAACAATATACCGATGTCGGCGGCATGAATGTCTATGGCTATGATCGCTGGGCTTACACTTATATCTATGAGAAGTATCGCAACTGCAACTATGATACCTCTAAGATAAACACTGTCTATATGGATATCGAGGTCGAGTCAGACGATGGCTTTCCTGAGCCAGATGTTGCCGAGAAGCGCGTGACTGCAATCGCACTGGTTCGAAACAAAATGAAAGTTGTTCTCGGTCTCGGTGACTACGAACATGACGATAAGGACACTTACTATCTCAAGTGTGATGATGAGTTGATGTTGCTTCGCAAGTTTCTCAAAGTATGGGAGAACCTAGACGTAGACGTTCTCTCTGGCTGGAACACTGAGTTCTTCGATGTCCCTTATCTCTATAATCGAATCAATAAACTACTCGGCGAAGAACATGCGAACCGTATGTCGCCATGGAATAAAGTACGAGCCTACAGTGTTACGCAAGGCACAAAAGAACAGCGTGGTTATGAACTGTATGGCATATCACACTTAGATTACCTCGCAGTCTATAAGAAGTTCTGCCTAGCTCCTCGCGAATCATATCGTCTTGATTATATTGCTGAGTTAGAACTCGGTGAGAACAAGATCGATTACTCCGAGTATGGTAACTTGTATACACTGCACCGCGAGAATCACCAAAAGTTTATCGAGTATAACATCAAAGATACAATACTGGTCCAACGACTCGAAGAGCGCCTTGGCTATATCAATGTGGTATTTGCTCTGACATATGATTCTGGTTGCAACCACAATGATGGCTTATCGACTCTGACGATCTGGGATACAATTATACACAACTATCTCATGGATCAGAACATCGTGATACCAGCGAAGAATAATGCGCGCCGTGATGCTCCTCAGATTGCTGGTGGCTTTGTAAAAGATCCACAAGTCGGTATGCATGACTGGGTAATGTCATTCGATTTGAACTCTCTGTACCCACACTTAATCATGCAGTACAATATATCACCAGATACTCACATCGGCGAATCCAATGCTCTGACGGTAGATGATCTTCTGAATCAGTCAGTCGATACTGAATGGCTACAAGAGAAAGATATCACGATGACTGCCAACTCGCAGTTGTATCGAAAAGACTTCCGTGGCTTCTTACCTGAACTGATGCGTAAGATGTATGATGGTCGAGTCGAGTATAAAAAGAAGATGATTGCCGCACAGCAAAAGTATCAGACTAATCCAACACCTGAACTTGATCTCGAAATTACTCGCGCACACAACATGCAGTATGCGCTCAAGATTCTACTGAACTCTGCCTACGGCGCTGTTGCTAACAAATACTTCCGATGGTTCGAGCAGAAGAATGCTGAAGCAATCACACTGTCTGGTCAGTTGTCTATTCGCTGGATCGAGAAAGCAATCAATCGATACATGAACAAACTACTCGGTACTGATTCGGACTATGTTGTTGCAGTTGATACCGACTCTGTTTATATCAACTTCGGTCCTATGGTCGAGCGCATCAAGCCTGATAATCCGATTGACTTTCTTGATAAAGTTGCGCAAGAAAAGATTGAGCCATTCATCGACAAATCGTACCGCGAACTCGCTGATTATATGAATGCGTATGAACAGAAGATGATCATGAAGCGCGAGAACATCGGTGATAAAGCTATCTGGACTGCCAAGAAACGATACATCATGAATGTCTGGGATAGTGAAGGTGTTCGATACAATGAACCGAAACTCAAGATGATGGGTATCGAAGCAATTCGTTCGAGTACTCCTGCCGCATGTCGTGATTACATTAAAGAAACACTCAAGATGATCATGTCAACAAACGAAAACGAAGTGCAGGAATATATTGACAAGATTCGAACTGAGTTTAGGACTCTGCCGTTCGAGCGCATTGCCTTTCCTCGTGGCGTGAATCTAATGGCAAAGAAAAATATAAACGGTCGTGCGGTCACTGAGTCATATGCTGATGCTCAAACAATTTATAAGAAAGCCACACCGATTCAAGTCAAAGGTTCACTCATCTATAATCACTACATCAAGAAACTCGGTCTTGATAAAATCTATGAAGAAATAAAAGACGGCGAGAAGATTAAGTTCTGCTATCTACTCATGCCGAATCCTGTTCAAGACAAAGTGATTGCCTGTCCGAGTGATCTGCCAAGTGATCTGAATCTAGATAAATATATAGACTATGACACTCAATTCCAGAAGGGCTATCTTGACCCGATTGAGATCATACTGAATACAATTGGTTGGAAGTCTGAGTCAATCGCTACTCTCGAAGACTTCTTCTCATAGAAAAGGAAAATCACATGGCTATTCAATTAGACGAAACTTTTGACTTTGGCTTTACACTTGTAGACGCAGATGAACTTGCGGAAGTACAGGAGATACAAAGAACTGTAACAGAAGTCGAAAGCACCGCCGAAGGATGGCAACAACAAGCAGAGCAGTGGCAGTATAAAGCACAGATGATTCATAAGTTAGTGCAACCACTGCTAAACAATCTATCACTGAGTCCTGAGAAAGAATATATTTTATGGCCTGACCGTGTCGATAAGATAAATGCTTTCAAATTAAAACTATTACAGATACTCGAGGACTAAATGGAAAATAAAACCATAAGCATTTTTGTTTTGGTTATGGGATTAATGTTGACCGCAGTAGGCGGATTCTTTTCAGTGATAGGACTTGCTACTATCTTTGCTGGCGCATTTTGGCCAGTCGTTGTCATGGCTAGCACGTTAGAGCTATCTAAGATTGTCGCGGCTTCTTGGATTTACAGGTGTTGGTCAATCGCACCATTACTCATACGTACATACATGGTGTCGGCAGTCGTGCTACTCGTATTCATTACATCTATGGGTATTTTCGGCTATCTTAGTAAGGCACACGTTGAACAAACAATCAATCAAGGTGGAAATAATGAAATACGAATCGAATCTTTGCAACGAAAAATTGATCGACAGAATACTATTATATCGGACGCCGAGACGGTCATGGCGCAACTCGATGGGGCAGTTGAGATTTTACAACAATATGATCGAATCCGTGGTCCAGATGGTGCGTTGGCGGTTCGAGCAGGACAAGCAGAAGAAAGGTCGCAACTCAACAACTCAATCAACGAAGCGTATGACAGCATTGAAGAACTCCAAGAAGAACTTCTGCCATTGCAGAAAGACCAACTCGCGCTTGAAGCGGAGATTGGTCCACTCAAATATATTGCAGAGTTAATCTATGGAGCCGAGAACGCCTCTACCTATTTTGATACTGCTGTTCGTTGGATTATTTTATTACTGGTATCTGTTTTTGATCCTTTGGCAATCGTTATGATTCTGGCTGGTAATGTTGGATTGAATCAGAGGAAAGAGATTTTACCGCTGACCGAGGCAGAGATACTGAAAGACGTTGATATTATGCCAGAAACTACATCGCGGCACGGACATGGATTAGGACGGTGATTAATAGTGGCAAGGCATATTATAATGATGTTGGCAAGACAGCAACGAGTTTCGTATATGCACAGATGGAAAAAGTCTGTAATAGTATAGCGACTAGTAGACATGCTGTTTTAACACGAGACACAATTCGCTCTGACAATTTGATTTTTTCTTCACTGAGAAATCCATATCAATATTATGTTTCTATATTCAACTATGAAGCGAGACCAGGGAAGACAGGCCCTCTGACAAAACAGTTTCTATCACAGGAACAGAACTGTGATACTTTTTCAAATTTCATGCAAAATATTTTCAAGAAAAATTTACATTGGCTACCAAAAGAAGAGCCTACGATTAGAAATAGACCTGAAGGCATTGGACTACTGACATTCAGATATCTAGCATGGACTGATACGACTTTCTTTATGGCAAGAAAACGAACTATGGAAGATGTGAAGCGATGGTATGATGATCACTATTTCAATGATGGCTGTCCCTTTGAGTTTATAGGTCAGAACGATATGTCAAATGATTTCTGTGATCTCGTGATTAAATATCAAGACAAATTTAGTCTGAAAGAAAACTGGATGAATCAAATAGATCACATAAGACAACACACAAAATGGGATAATCCCAGCGACACAGGCAAAGGCTACAAAGTCTTTGATCATGATTTTCCGTCTTTTTATAATGATGAAATAAAAGACTGCGTGAAGAGAGGTGATCATATTCTACTTGACAGATATGGATTTACCTGTTAGTATAGCAAGAATGGAACAAACTACTTGGAGATATTATGAGCGTATTAGCTAAACTGCAAAAGAATTCTACAATTAAAGATACGGCGATTCTTTCTGAGTCAAAGTTCTTTATGAAAAAAGACATGATCCCTACCTCTATTCCTGTCATCAATCTAGCATTGAGCGGCAGACTTGATGGCGGACTAACTCCTGGCCTCACGATGTGGGCAGGTCCTTCTAAACACTTTAAGACTGCATTCAGTCTACTCATGGCAAAGGCATACTTAGACAAATATGAAGATTCGGCACTACTTTTCTACGATTCGGAATTCGGTACCCCGCAAAGTTATTTTACTTCTTTTGGTATTCCCATGGAGCGTGTTCTTCATACTCCTATCACAGATGTTGAGCAACTTAAATTTGATGTGATGAAGCAACTCGATCAGATCGAGCGCAAAGATAAAGTAATCATCATCATTGATTCGATTGGCAACTTAGCATCGAAGAAAGAAGTCGAAGATGCAATGAACGAAAAGTCTGTTGCTGATATGTCTCGTGCTAAACAGATCAAGTCGCTGTTCCGTATGATCACACCACACCTCACTCTCAAAGATATTCCTATGGTGGTTGTCAATCATACATACAAAGAGATTGGCCTGTTTCCGAAAGATATTGTTGGCGGTGGTACTGGATCGTATTACTCTGCTGATAACATCTATATTATCGGCCGTCAACAAGAGAAAGTCGGCACAGAGATAGTAGGCTATCACTTCATCATCAACGTGGAGAAATCGCGTCATGTTCGAGAGAAGTCTAAAATACCTGTTACAGTTACTCACGACGGAGGAATTTCTCGGTGGTCTGGCCTTCTCGATATTGCTATGGATGGAGGTTTCGTTGTTAAGCCATCTAATGGCTGGTACTCTAGGGTTAATATGGACACTGGAGAGGTTGAAGAGAAAAAATTCAGAATGAAAGAGACGAATACGTCAGACTTCTGGCTACCTATTCTTCAGAACGCAGTCTTCACAGACTGGGTACGCGATAAGTATCAGGTTGCTCACGGTGCCATTGTCAAGGACGATGAAGTCGAGCAATTCATTGGAGATGTTGTTGAGGCATGATACTTAACATTCTGACCACGGCAACTCCGAGACCAGAGTTGCAAGTAGAAACGTTGTTGCCGTGGCTTAGAGCGTTACATGAGAGCAGAATATTTGATCGTATAAATTGGTTTGTTAATCTCGACAAGCCATCTATCTTTACTGCGAAGCAATTTCTTATTGGCAAAAAATTCATTCATGAGCGATTTCGTTACTTGCATATTCACTATACGGAAAATTTAGTTAATCCTACATTTGCAAAAAGCTCTAGAACCCTATATGAAAATTGCAAAAAAAATATAAATAAGGCTGAAGATAATTACTTCTTTTGGCTTGAAGACGATTGGGTAATGGATCGTGAAAAGTCGATTGATGCGATTAAAAATTATCTCTTATCTGGAAAAGATATTCTACTCTTTAACGGTAAAAATAAAATCACTGGCAATCCAAATATTGTTCGTCAGAAATTTTTTGATGGCGTTCATGATGTAGTTGTGAGGGAAAACATTGATCCAGAAATGGCAATGATGAAAGCCAAGTATGAGATTTATCCTGAAATTGTTAAGACGATATTTTATCCTAGAGATCCTCTTCATGAAGAATTATGTTACAGACCTTCTGTATGTCTGTGTACTGACATCGGCAGAACATGGAGAAATTTAAGAAATGTACACAAGACATCTAAACTTAAAGTCGATCAAGATACTTGGAGAAAAATAAACAAATGAACGAAAACCACTTATTCACAACAGAATATAAAAAACTTTTAGAAAAAAAACACGAAACAGGTACAGCAAAGCGAAAGTTTAGAGCATGGGGTGGCGCGGTAGTTCAAGATATCCAGTATGTCATGAAGTTTATTCATACATATAAAATCAATAGTGTTCTTGATTACGGCAGTGGTTCTGGCCATTTTAAACAGTGGCTAGATGAAAATGGTCGTGATGACATAGAAGTGCTTGAATACGAGCCAGGCCGAGAAGACAAACGCGAAAACAATCATCCTAGACAAGCAGTGATTTGCGTTGATGTGTTAGAACATGTTGAGCCAGAATTGATCGATAATGTTCTTCAGGACATCGAACGTTGTATGCTAGAGTTTGGTTGTCTTATTCCATCAACAATACCTGCTGTACAGATATTAGCGGATGGAAGAAATGCACACTTAATTGTTGAAAGTGTTGAATGGTGGGAATCAAAGATTTCACAGTATTTTAGAATTCATTCGATTTTCAGACGAAAAGGCAATACACCGATATTCATAGTAAAAAAGAAGTCTTGACAATCTATCATTCGGATAGTAGAATGAATACTTTAAGTAATTAGCGTTGGAGATAGAATGACAATTGAGCAAATGATTTTTAGTAATCTGATTGGCAACGAAGCATACCTCCGTAATGTTTTGCCTTATTTGAATAGTGAATATTTTTCAAATCATGCCGAGCGCACACTGTTTCAATTGATAAAAGAATATTTTGAGAAATATAATTCGCCGCCGCAAGTGGAAGCTCTTCGTATTGAAGCCGAGAATAAAACAATGTCTGAGGGTGACTTTAAAGAAATTTTACAGACACTTGATGACCTCAATTTTATAGCCGATGACTACGACTGGTTGATGAAGCAGACTGAAAAGTTCTGTCAAGACAAAGCAGTGTATAATGCAATCATGGAATCGATTCAGATTATTGATGGCAAAAGTGATAGAGATAAAGGTAGTCTGCCTCAGATTCTTCAAGATGCTCTTGGCGTATCGTTTGACTCTAATATCGGTCATGACTTTCTCGAAGACTTCGAAACACGATACGACTTCTATCACAAGGTAGTTGAGCGTCTACCGTTCGATCTAAAATTCTTCAATACAATCACTCGCGGTGGCATTCCACGTAAAACACTGAATGTAATTCTAGCTGGCACTGGTGTCGGTAAGACTTTGATCATGTGTGACTTTGCCGCTACGAATATGATGAACGGTAAGAATGTATTGTATATTACACTCGAAATGGCAGAAGAGCGTATTGCCGAGCGTATTGATGCGAATCTAATGAACGTGCCTCTGAATGAACTTGAAACGTATCCAAAAGAAACTTATCAGACTAAGGTAGAGCGATTACAGAAAAAGACACAAGGTAAATTGATCATTAAAGAATATCCACCTGCATCTGTAGGTGCTGGTCACTTTCGACATCTCCTGAATGAGATGAAACAGAAAAAGAACTTTGTACCAGATGTGATCTATATCGATTACTTAAACTTGGCTATCTCTTCTAGAATGAAGATGGGCGGCAGTGTTAACAGTTACACTTATATCAAGTCGATTGCTGAAGAACTGCGCGGTCTTGCTGTTGAATTCAATGTGCCTCTCTTCACAGCGACACAGACAAACCGAAGCGGTTTCACGAACTCTGATGTCGGTCTCGAAGATACGTCTGAGTCGTTTGGTCTGCCTGCTACTGCTGACTTTATGTTCGCGGCAATCTCAAATGAGGAACTCGAATCTCTCGGACAACTGATGATTAAGCAGTTGAAGAATCGATATGGTGATCCTGCACTGCATCGCCGATTCGTTGTTGGTGTTGATCGATCACGCATGAAACTGTATGATGTTGAACAGGACGCGCAAGACAATATTGGTCCCAGTATTGATGACACGCCTGTTATGGACAATACATCGTTTGGTCGTGGTGTGAACCGCGAGAAGTTTGACAAGTCATTGTTTGACACATGGAAGTAACATGCATAGAATAAGATACAAACATTGGAAAAGAGATGATGTAATATATGAAGTTCAAGGTACAATATTACATGATAATCCTGAGTCTGAAAGAATTGTCGTAAAACTTGAAAACGAACATTACGAAGACATCATTAAGACAACGATTATTGAGATTGAGGAAATTGTGAATGATTGAATATAGATTTAATGAAGACAAGCTGATTGAAGAGTTCAAGCAATATATCGATTCGACATATAAACAACACTATGTCAATGCTGGCAAACAAACGATGGATTCAATCATCGCAAAAGGACATGGTACTGGCTTCTGTCTCGGCAATATTGAGAAGTATCATGATCGATATGGCAAGAAGGGCGAGACACCAGAAGAGTGGAGAAAAGACCTGATCAAGGTTATGCACTACACGCTGTTTCAATTGTTCATTCATGACAAGGAGCATTCAAATGAAGTTTCGGATACTTAGACATTGTTGGTGGATGTTTTGGGCGGGCGGCATGGTCGTCTACCCTTTCATATTTTTTAGAATGAGATATCCGACTGATCAACTATTCAAACACGAGTTAATGCATTGCTATCAGATTAGAAGGATGGGCATACTCAAGTTTTATTTTACATACGTCCTGCTGTACATTCGTCACGGCTACAACAATCATCCCTATGAAAAAGAGGCACGAGAGTACGCTAGATTGCCTCTAAATCCGAACGAACAGGTGTGGTTCGCAGAACTCAAAAACGTTAATTTTTAATAAAAAATAAATCAAAAAACGCTTGACAGGCACCTCAAAACCAGCGATAATTCTCTATGTTGTTGGTGAGATTGAGGTGTTCTGTTATGAAAATTGGTTATAAAGAAGCCGCCGAAGCGTTAGAAGTTTATGACTTGGCGATGAGCTATGTTGACTGGGCAGAGGCAAAGCATGATGTGAGCTACCAGGAAGTCATTGGAGCGCAGGCAGTGTTGCGTGAAGTAGTTGCCCACTGTGATCCTATAGAAGCTCAGGCCGACGAATTCGCCGCGATTCTGCGAGACATGTAAGTCATTGATTTCATTACTTATTTCTTTTTGTTATTTGCCCGTGATTTCTTATGAAAAACTGTTCTCAGAAAGTGTGAATATTGCATTGTTTTCTATGGCTACCTGTGAGATAATACTCCTGTAACGTTGATTGAGAGAGAGATTTGATTATGGCTTACGTATCACAAGAAGACAAAAAGCGACTTGCTCCTGGTATCAAAGCGGTACTGAAAAAGTACGGCGTGAAAGGCACTATCGCTGTTCGTCATCACATGTCACTGGTCGTGACTCTGAAGAGCGGCAAGCTCGACCTGATCGGGTCTGCCCAGCGACACAATGACCAGTTGGCGGCTCGCCGTGGTGAAGAGTCTTACCCAGTCGGTGACTATCTTCAAGTAAACCACTTCTGGGCTGACAAGTGGGCTGAAGAGACTGGTGATATCGAGATCGGTAACTTCTACAAAGAGTTGGTAGCGGCCATGAAAGGCGACCAGTTCTTCGATGAGTCTGATGCCATGACTGACTACTTCCACTGTTCGCACTACCTTGACATTGATGCTGGTAAGTGGAACAAGCCCTACGTCTTGGAGGCCTGAGTTCTTTGGTGAGTGTGTGCGTTCGAAAATTGCTACCGATTGCTATGTTGCACCACTCACTGTTTTTTATTCGGAGTTTGTTATGAAAAATCCAGTTGCTAAGAATGCTCGCCGCTTTAACAAGGCAGTGGTCATGGTCGACCGTAAAAAGGCGGCAAAGCGTGGTTATAACAAACACAAATCTTATAACAAAATATTCTAAATTTTGTTGAAAAAAAGTTTGACTTCCTTGGCTACCTGTGAGATAATTTGTTTGTTGAGTTGAGAGGTCTGGCGCGATTCTTCGCTAGGGACTCCGAGTCCACTGCTCCTCTCTTCCCCTTTTTCTTTTGAGGAATATATTATGAAAGCAATCATCCAAACCCAACACCTCGAAAACTACGGTGCCCACGACTGGGACGGTAAGGGCGAGTGCCCGCAGTACTGGAAACCCAAGGGTGGCAACACCTACATCTTCGATATCACTATCGAGGAGAACATGTCACGCGAGTGGTGGGCGCGTGTTGAGTCTGCTTGCACCAGCAAGAGCGAGTACTTCCAAGAGTACTCCGTTGGTGAGACCGTGGTCGATGATATCGACTTCAATGTCGCTGACCACTGTGCTGAGTGGGATGCACCGTACTATGGCACGGTCAAGGACGACCGTGTGTCTTTCACTCGCACCACTCTCAACACCGAGTTCGGTTATATGCGCAAGGAAATTGTGAAGCAGTTCGATGCGTATGACGTATTGAACAACGGCGAGAACGTACACCACGGTGTTTCTTATGAGATGGTGAATGGCGATGTGGTCCTCTTCAAAGACCTCAGCGCGTGGTTAGAAAAGTATGCACCTGCGGAGTTTCATTTAATGAGGCAGCTTCATCAAATGGAGGTGGCGTAATGACTATCGAAAAAATTGAAGAAAAGATGAAGGCAATTCAGATTGCAGAATCTTGTATTAACAGCGTGTTGTCGGTAAATCCGTCTGCTGTAGATCAGAGTGTTTTTGGTCTGCTGGCAGAGTTGAAGATGGACCTGCTTGACGCGAAAGATGAATTGATGTTTGGAGAAATTGCATAATGGAAAATACTTATTGGAATCAGACTGGCAAGTATCAAGAGCAGTACAATCAGATGATGGACGATCTGGTGCCTGTAAGCGGCAACTGTGACACACTTGCTGGTGAGTTGGTGCGTTCCGCGAGTCGTCTCGGTTATGACTTCTACAACAATGGCATGGGCAACAATACGTCTGGTGCGCTGAACTTCCTAAAGCATCATTCTGCCATTGATGATGATGTCTATGACACGATCTATGAGTACACTCGCGGTCGTATTTACAATGGCAACTATAACGGTGATGTTTTTCACTACGCTATCGAGCGAATGATCGACCAGACAATGGCGATGATTGTCAACAATCCTGTGTTGCTCACGATTGAGAACAAGGAAGATATGTTCGATTACGAAGAAGAGTTCCAGAACTTCTGCGAGACTTGTGGCGATGAAACCGACCGCGGCTGGCAGTGTTATGACTGTGAGCGATATGATGAGGAAAATTGTTACGATGAGGAAGAGGACTACGCATGAGAGACGCAACTATTTGGTTGGTAACTTATAAGGGTCAGACTGAATCGCCTTATACTTGGTCCGCAAATTACTTCGAACAGGCTCGTAATCTGATGAAAGAACTTGAGAATGAGTTTCCAGATCGCGAGTGGGACATCGAAGAGAAAGATGTCTCTTAGAGTCTTATGGTGCAAGTGATGATGAACTCGTCCGCTCTCACGCGAGCCTTTAACTTCTCGGTGCAGTATTCTTCTGCACCTACTATCTTCACTTTAGGCAATTCGCCTTTCTCGTGTTCAATGTCGATACTTGAACAACCGACCAAGAAAATAATGAAAACTATTAACAGTATTTTCATACATTTTATTTATAAGGAAAAAAGATATGCTGAATAATATTTTCATCTTTTTATTGACAATCTTTTGGTTATTCATTACAATTGGTATTATACTGTTGCAAATCGACAGAGATGAATATAGGAGAACGAAGCATGACGATGCCGTACGAACGCAGACGCGCAGTGATTCAGACTGAAGAATTTCTACGCGGTTTGTGCAGAGATATACCACGAGTGCCTAAGGCTGTTCGTGAAGAAGCGCGGCGATTGCTTAAACATTATCCGTCTGCGTACTATATGGATGAAGCCGCTGAACAATGTCCTGATATTTTTGGAAACTGGAAAAATGAGAAATAGATACGGTGATGAATATTATTGGCAACAGATCGGTGAGAAAGAATATCGGTTTGTAATGGAAGGCAAGTCGATGGACCACTGTCGTATCGGCGGTAAACCATTTCAAGAAGGACTTGATCCGAATGACCTTGGCATGTTTGATCCGAGTGGTGGTCCTTATGTTGGAGTTGGTAGTGGAATCTACTGGGATGAAATCAAAGGTGCTGAAAAACAAGAACCTTTGACTGTGACACGAATTCGCTCGACTGATGAAGGCTTTATTGTTGAGGTTGAGTGATGAGTGACTATTATCCCGACAGTTGGGTTGTACTGAAAATCAAAGAAGGCAAGTATGATCGTGGATTCTACAAAGTGCTTGCTGGTTGGTCAGGCGGTTATCTTGAGGGTGACCGCTGGCGAATGAACAGTGGTATTACTCGTGTTGTTGAAGAAAATAAGTCTTGGGAGTTTTATGGTTCAAGCGGTAGTTGCTATGTTTGTCGCAAAGGTGCTTACCGCTTGACTATGGCAAACAGTGGAGTGTATAATCAACTCAAAGAGAATGAAGCATTCGAAGGGCAGATTACACTGATGCCTGAAGACACGAATTGGATGGAGATTAAGTGGTGAATGAACTTATTGAACACTGCCTGTATGAATCAGGTTTGACCGCACAGGGATGCTGGGACGAACTTGACGATTATGCTAAAGAGGCGATTGAAAGATTCGCAAAGTTGATTGTTAAAGAATGTTCCGACAACGGTCACAGGTGGAATTATGATAGTGAAACTTGAAGAAGACCCGTTGACAGGCGAACTGATCTTGCCTTTGCCTGATGAGATTATGGAAGAACTTGACATCGACATCGGTGATGAGTTAGAATGGATAGATAATGAAGACGGTACAATTACAATTCGTAAATTTGATTTTAGGAGATATGCGCAATGAGTGAGTTCAAATTAGATGTCGATGCTGGTACTTGGTTAGATGCTAAAGGCGCAACGACTACAGTATTCATTGGTGATGCATGTGAACCATGTGTAGAGATTGTAGAGACATATGAAGAGTTGATCGATAAAGAACTTCAAGCACATTGTGTCGGCGATTTGATCCTCAAAAGAAATCAACCAGACGCGGAAGAATTTGTGAATGCGATGGCTGAAGCGGCAGAGTACGCAAGACAAAGATACGAGGCAATGAAAGAATGAAACGTAAGTTTGTTGAAGCGTTCATGGATGTTGCCGAGCGATTCGCGCAACTGAGTACGGCAAAACGTTTACAAGTCGGCAGTATTATTGTGAAAAATAATCGCATTATTAGCATTGGTTATAATGGAATGCCTAGTGGATGGACCAATGAATGCGAAGAAGAATACCTCTATGAAGATGGTGGTCGAGAGTTTAAGAGTAAGCCAGAAGTACTTCATGCTGAGACAAACGCAATTGCAAAAGTAGCACAAAGTCCTGAGAGTTGTGAGGGCGCTACAATGTTCTGTACTCATACGCCATGTATTGACTGCGCTAAATTGATATACCAAAGCGGCATCAAAACATTGTATGTGAAGAACAGATATGAAGCAAGAAAAGGAAGTGGTCTAAATTTTTTAATTAAAAGCGGTGTAGAAGTTTTCATGGAGGACGATCATGAATAAGATTACCAAAGAGAATGTGATTCGTTGGGGTAAAATGGCACTAATCATGCCAATCGTTTTAGTCTGGGACACAACATTCTGGCTCGTAACTTTTCTTCAAAAGAATATGGAGAAGTTTGATGAGTGGGGCGGCAAACTAATTGAGGAGTTCATCGATGTCTAAACGTTATTTTAGAGTTACCCTTGCTGGCTACGGCGGTGAGTTTACCATGGGTCAAGTATCAGAAGAATTCTATGAGCGATGGAAAGACACTGATGACGATGAGCAGACACTAGGTGATTTTATCAATGATGTCGATTGGGAAGAAGGACTTGAGCAATACAATTCTCCTGATATGACTGAGCATGGTAACAATTCGTGGCATGAGTTTGATGAGTTGTCGCACAACTATGGTTGTTATAGTGATTCGTGGTACTATGTCGAAGAAGTTGATGCACCTGAACATAATGCAAAGATTTTATCTAATGAAGAACGCTATGAAATTAACGCTATGATCGGTTATGAACGTTACACTTGTTTCTCTGAGGACTATGTGACAGTTCCTGTTCTGATGTGTCACTCTGGAGAGAAAGGTCAGTTTGGTCATATCTTCGTTGAAACTGATGGCGATGATTTTGATCCTCAGAAGATGTCATTTCTAGCAGTTGAGTCAGACATGTGTGAACTCGTTGAAGGCGCACTGTACGATGGCCGACAACTCGACATCGAATACGACTGGTGCGATACAGTCGGCAAGAGTTTCTTCTGCGAACTTGGTAGGGTGAATCTCGACTGGCTTGATCCATACCCAGATGAAGCAACAATTAGTGAATATTACGATGATTTTTCATGAAAAAATGCTTGACAATGGGGCATAAATACAGTAAAATTAGTATTGTTCTGTTGAATTTTAGGAGTTTCCTATGAAAAAGTACTTAACTGCTGTTGTTGCCGCGCTGGCGCTGGGTGTGTCTGTCAATGCTTCAGCATGGGGCGATAAAGAGCAAGGCATTCTGATCGGCATTGCTGGCACTCTTCTGGGTCAAGAGTTGATTCAGAATCATCGTCATCATGGCGCGCATGGCTCTTATGGGTCACCAGCTCCTGTTTATATTCCTCGTGGTTACGGTACTCGTTATCTCGAAGGTGTTCGCGATGGATATAGCACTCGCATTCAGGCAGAGATCGAACAGATTCGTGCGTGTGAACGCCGACAAGATTCTCTGATCTACCAGTGTGGTTCTGGAAATAGTGTTGCTTGTCGGATGATTGCTGACTGTAGTTTTTAATTGAGCGAAATTATATTATGATTCTTGAATTCTTCTTTGGTCTCTATGTCCTAGCCAATATAATGATTCCCATAATCATACTAGGCGCTATCGTCTGGTTCTTATGGGAATTTGCTGGCTTTATCTTTAAATTACTTGGTATTGGATTGCTGTTCATTATCTTGTTATTCTTTTTTGTGAGTTTATTGTTATGACCCCGCCTAAAGAAGGCCGTGGCGATCCAATGGTTCGCGCAGACGGTCGAACTAAGCCTGATCGTAAATGGTATCCAGAAGACTTCGACTGGTATCTAAAGTGGATTGCTTCTCTGACTATTCTCACATCATTAGCAATGAGAGCGGCAGGTCCAGAATATCGTATGTATGACTTGACAATCGGCTTCATAGGCATTATTCTATGGACATGGGTATCAATAATATGGAAAGATAGGGCGCTTATCATGCTCAATGCTGTTTCAGGTTTTATGATAGCGACTACAATATTGAGAGAAATGGCATGAACGTATTTCCACTAGAACACGGCGACAATGACTATCCTTGTCCTGTCGCCTCTGCTAAATCGCAGTGTGACAAACATGTAGTCAAAATGCCTACAGAGTCTGGTCAGATGTTATCGACTGCGCATCGTATGCTTGACGGCAAACTTGAGATGCGCCCATCAAAATCTGGTAAGCGCATGGTCAAGTATTGGGACCTGTTCGAAGGTATTGATGATCTCGAAATGGAAATGATACTGTACAAAGCAGTACATATGGGTCATCCCTGTACAGTGTGGACTATGGAAACAGAGTCAAACTATCGTTGGCACTGGGAGCATATGTTCGCGCTCTGTCAAGAATACACACATCGGTATGGCAAGATTCATGGTGCTGAGAAAGTTCTCTGGCCTCTGCGTACACCACCCCGCAATATACCGCACGGTCCTTTGACTAAAATGCCACTCGCAATGAAGTCTAATCCTGAGTGTATGCAGGATGATGTTGTCGAGTCTTATCGCGCATACTATCAAACAAAGCAAGAGCGTTTCTCTATGACATGGAAAAATCGCGATGTTCCTGGTTGGTTCTCTGTAGCATAGATATAAATACTTCGATAACTTAATTCGGAGTATTAACATGGCCAGAGGTCTAACACATCCTACTGCACATGTCGGTAAGGCTATTAAGCATTTAAAGACCAATAAAGAATACATCTATACGGGATTCGAGTTCAGTAGAGATGTCATGACATTGGTCGGAAATGTTGACAAGATCATTGATGAGATTGGCACTAAGAAGAAAACTGGTGCTATCTTTTATTTTAAAGAAAAGACTGGCAATAAGAAAGCGGGTGTAGTCTATTATGCTACTTCCGTTTCGTCTAGTTCCAATATCAATGCTGGCAAACTTGGTATGCAATACTCTGGCGCAAAGGGCGCGACTGAGAACCTAGGCATTCAAGCAAGCAATTTAATCCTGAAAGGCACTTCCGAAAAATTGACAATCAATGGTCAAGAAGGTGTATCGTGTAAAACTTTCAGCGACCTCAAAACACTTAGAACATCTGTTATATCTTACATGAAAAGTTCGAATAAAGTCGGCAATCATATTGTTGATGCTGTCGATGAATGGTTTGCTAGTACATCACTGAAAAACTTCGATTGGCAAGACAAGTCATTTCAAGACTCTGAGATAAATGAACTTGGAAAATATCTCGGTGAAATCATCATTGGTGCTGTCGCACTCAAGAATAAATCTTCACTGATATCGCAAAATCCATTCAAGGGAAAAGCAAAAAAGTTTATTGTACCCGATGATCCTTCCTTCTCTGGTGTTGACTCTGCTGTAATGTTGGACGATGGCACACTTGTTCCTATTTCTTCAAAAGCAGGAGTAGGCGCTAAAGCGTCTATCTTCACCAACTTCTTGCCGAAAGTAATCAACAAAACAAATCTACCCGCAAGCGTGATTAAAGATTTAGTTGATTCTGCAAAGAAAGCAAATATCACAAAAGCGAAACTCGATGCAAAGCAAGGATCAAAAGACATTGTATATGAATACGGCGTGAGAAAGATTTTAGGACTGAAGCAGTCACAGGTAAATGATCCATATGCAGTGTACACTGAGATACGTCAAGGTTCACTGAAAGGAAATCTGACAGATTTTTCTGCGCCTACATTGAAAGTAATATCAGCGATTGCAAAGCATCCAGATATACCGCAGAATGTAAAAGACGCACTGCCATTATCAGTCACCTCTGCATTCAATCGTGAAATCGCAAGAAGACTAAATGAAGATTCTGTATCACAAGACATCGTTGCTAATATCCTTGCAGGCAAGAATTTTTATCAAGCAAATTTAGACCTAAATAAATGGAAGAAAGGCGAAGTTTACTTTAAACTTTTACTGTCTGGTAATGCGAAGACATCTTTCATTGGAAGTAAAGCGGCGATCAATGACATTGATGCTAAACAAGGTCTAGTAAATTACGAGTTGAAATATTAATGAAAAATTTTAATCAGTTTCTTATTGAACAAAAAAATACTCATATGGAACACGTTGAGGATTTGATCTTCAACGAAGGTGTCGATGGCACACGAAAAGCAATTAACTTTCTGCGTGATCTTAGAGACATGCTGGCTGGACATAATAAAAGCAAGATATCTCGAACTGTGAAATGGGATGGTGCGCCTGCTGTGTTTGTGGGCATCGATCCAAGTGACGGCAAGTTTTTTGTCGCGAAGAAAGGCGTTTTTAACAAAAATCCAAAGGTTTATAAGACTCCTGCTGATGTAAAAGCAGATACGTCAGGCGACTTACAGAAAAAGCTATTGATAGCACTGAGTGAGTTTTCGAAGTTAGGTATTAAGTCTGGTGTATATCAAGGCGATCTAATGTTCACGA